TGTAAAATTGATTTAGTGCATATTGCGATTGCTTTCGATTCATCTTTTCCACCAACGTCAACCTTTTTTATACATCTACATAACTTTTCTGCTAAAATATTTTCAGCTTTTTCTTTAATACTATTTTTATTCAGGCCGGATGTGTCGATTTCATAATAATTTAATATTATATCATAATCTTTTCCAGAAAGTTTCATTATATTATTATATATACATATGATTTTAATTATTTAGAGTTAAATCTGTGATAATTAAAAACTATATTTTTTATATAATAATGGAAACAACATATAATATTATTAAAGAAAACGGTTCATTTATTCTAATAGCGTGTATATCCATATTATTTATCGCATGTCATGTGTTGTATAAATTTAATTTTTTATTCTCACCTTCTATTAGTGAAATGCCCGAAACAAAAAAACCATTGAAGATTGTAGTATTTGATCTGGATGAAACATTAGGTTGTTTTGTGGAGATTGGTATATTTTGGGACGCACTAGAAAAAATATCAAAAAACCCACATGTAGATATAAAAATTAATAACGAAAGTTTTTTTGAAATTATTGATTTATTTCCAGAATTTTTACGTCCAAACATAATAAACATTCTTGATTATCTTCTGGATAAAAAAAAGATTAAAGAATGTGATAAAATTATGATTTATACAAATAATCAAGGTCCTAAAAGTTGGGCTAAAATGATTAGTGAATATTTTGAAAATAAACTAAATTCAAAAATATTCGACCAAATAATAGCCGCTTTCAAGGTTCAAGGTAAAAAAGTAGAGATGTGTAGAACCAGTCATGATAAAAGTGTCAATGATCTCATTAAGTGCACAAAAATCCCTGAAAACACCGAAATTTGTTTTCTAGATGATCAATATCATCCACAGATGAAAGACTTCAATGTTTACTATATTAATTTAAAACCCTACACATTTTCTATGGATTATAGGGAAATGGCGGAGAGATATTATGATAAATATTCTAAAAAAATAAACATGTCAAAGCAGGATTTTATGGACACAATAGTAATTTATATGAAAAAATGTAATTATAAGACAATTCCAAAAAATAACGATGAAAAAGATATTGATACTGTAATAAGTAAGCAAATAATAATACATCTTGAAGAGTTTTTTAAAAAAAATAAAAGAAAATATACTATCAAGAAATCAAATAAAACAAATAAAAATTCGACTAGGCGTGTTCGTAAATAACTTGGTCATTAATAACTTGGTCATTAATAACGTTGTCATTAACAATATTATTTAAATATCTCTTTGCAATCTGCATAGCCGATGTGGTTAAGAATAAAAACATTCCAGCAGAAAAAACAATTCTGCGATCGAAATCACGAAATGCCAAAGTAGCATTCGTAATTGGATTAAATCGTATAATTAAAAATAAAGAAACATAATATTTTATAAAGGAATTCAATGTCTGTAAATACTCGGGAGATAAAACAATAATTCCAGTATAAGCAATTGCAAATAAGATGTAAGAGAGATAAATAGCATATAAATATAATTTTTCATGCCATGTTATTCGTGACTTATTAAATAAATATGATATCATTATACATTATATTATTATATTTATTTTTCTATTATATTTATTTTTCTACAATTCTTGATACATTTTTAAGCTTCGTGCACTCGAATCAGTCGCATTAACATATTTGGGCATCCAAAAATATGGAACAATATCAGCGCATTGTGGATATTCTTTATCAAATATATCCCTATAGTATCGTTGTTCGTCTGTTTCCGGTGAATTTATTTTAGTTTCTATAGTGTTAACCTGTAATTCCGCCACTTTAGTTTTTATAATTTCAAACCATGAGCCAGCATCACCGCTAACGCCATCACTGAATGCTTCTTTCGTCCGCCATAAAATTTCATTAGGTAATAATTCCGGGTCACATTGTTGGATTGCTTGACGGAGCAATAATTTCTCAGTAGACCTATTATTATTATTTATTCTTGCGTTTACGTTATTACTATGATTTGAAATAGGATTGCGAAGTGATATAGGAATACTTAAATAATACTCAACAAAATTTTTGTCTAAAAATGGTGTTCTTGTTTCCAATCCGTGCGATGAAATACATTTATCCGAGCGTAAAACATCAAACGCATGCAAATCTCTAAGTAATCGGCGGCATTCATTATTAAATTCTGCATTATTAGGCGCCTTTAAAAAATAAATATATCCACCGGTAAGTTCATCACTTCCGTCTCCATTAAAGATAACTTTAGCATCACTATTTTTAGAAATATATTTTCCAATAAGATAATTACCTACACTTGCTCTTATGGTAGTTGTATCATAACTTTCAATTGCTTTTATAACTTCTGGAATAATATCAAAAAAATCTTGTTTAGTAAGTATTATTTCTGTATGTTTTGTTCCCAGGTGTTCGGCCACTAATTTGGCGTGTTTAAGGTCTTCTGACCCGGCCATACCAATAGAATATGTTTCAAGCGTATTTTCATAATACTTATTTACCAAAGCAGTTATTAAACTGCTGTCAAGCCCACCCGAAAGCAAACACGCAATGGGACGGTCGCTGGTTCCTACTACGCGTTTTCTAACAGCAGAATCTAATTTATGATAAATAACCGTTTTAATATCGGTAATATTGTATTCTATAGAAGGAATATTCGTATTCGTATTTGTATTATCCATAATATCAAAATATTGTTTATTTTGCCAATCACTTTCCCAAAAAATAAAATTTTTAGAAGGTTTAACATAGGATGAATATGTTCCAGGTTGAAATTGTTTAATATCAAATAAATATGCTTGACGCGATGAAAACGCTGTGCCTCCATTTAAAGAATAAGTTAGATTAGCATTAATACCTGTATTATTATTATCGCTATTCAACAGTTGATTTAGAACTTTCAACTCTGAAGCTACAGCAATAATAGGCTCATATGTATTATTAATATATCTATCATCTTTAATATTAAGTTTTTTTGGATTATATTCCATAATATAAAGCGGTCTGACACCAAATGGATCTCGGGCAATATAAATTTGATGATCTATTTCTTTTGGTTTATTTTTATAAACTGAACGAGCATCGTATATCACAAATGAAAATACGCCATCCAATAATTGAAGTGTATGTTCAATACCATACCGAATATATAAATGTATAATAATTTCACAATCCGAATCAGTGTGCGGATGCAACTTAATAGCCTTGAATAATTCACGATAATTATAAATCTCTCCGTTACAAATAACAGTTACGTCGTCTATAGTAAGTGGTTGCCCTGATGTGTTATTTAACCCATTTATTGCCAAGCGATGGAATGTCAAATTAACCTTGTCATTTGTATTTATAGTAGTTGTTATTTCTGGTCCCCGTTTAACTCCGACATCTATTGCATTTTGAATTGTTTCTTTTGTAAAAGTGTTTTGATTATTAATTAGCGCAAAAATTCCGCACATCTCTCCAATAATTAAATAATAGCATTAAGTATTTAGGTAATAATAATAATATATTTGTATTTATTATATAATGAGTGATAAGTTATATGGAGTAATAGATGGTGTATATTTCTGTGGAGATGATCATGTTCAAGAATTAAATGAACGAATTTCTGCGCGAAATGTTCCTTCTTCCTCAATTAGACCAGCACAAATACACACGCGCGCTGTATCAACAAAATACGCGGTAATGCCAATATTGGACCAACGACAAACAGCAACGGTTCCACTTAATAAGTATCCGACTTTTAATGGAAAAACTACATTCACGCCGGGTGTGGAACGTAATGGACCTTGGAGTGGATTTGCCACTAATGTTAATTTAGAGTCAAGTTTACGTAATCAGTTTTTTGCTTTACAAAAATGCGAACAATCTGCTTACGTTCCAAGTAGTAATAGTGATATGTATAATGTTACTGTAAGCGGGAGAAATGTAGAGCAGCCATTCCCTGAGTTATTTACAACCCCACAAATGGAGCCATTTAATCCAAACACATGTAATATTGGAAACCGTATTTTTGATAATTGCACACGTCAACAAGTTAAAAATACTGCACTATAGGAAATTTGTATAATACACTGAGTTAAATTATTATACAATTTAATAAAATACTACTTTAATAGTAATAAATGGATATTTCAGGACAACCTGTTCAAACAAATACATCATCATTTACTGATAACGTAACACTGAATTTTTTAATTAATCCAAGTTACCAAACAGGATTAGCAAAAAAAACACCGGACAATATGTTAGCAAATAAAAATGAATTCAAATTTTATAGAAAACGAGTATTAGCGCTTACTAAAAATTTATTTAAGGAAGACCCACCTAGTCAATCTATCAAAAAGGCACATGATGAGTACGTTAATGTCATTATAGAATATTTTAAAATGACCGATAAAAGTGAAATATTACAAAATGAATATGATGGAAATGATTTTAAAAAAATAGATGATGACTTACCATCATCATATGATATGAGCATTGAAGAGGCGAATAATGTTATAATGAACAATCGAGTAGTGACTTCTACTCTAGATACTTTTGTAAATACAAAACAAATTAAAATAGATAAACAAATGCCGCCTCCCAAGAAAAAACAAATAAATTTACATAATCGCGAGCTTAAGATAAAAGGATTAAAAAAAAGAATAAAAAAAGAATAAAAAAAGAATAAAAAAAGAATAAAAAAAGAATAAAAAATATATTTATATTATAATTATAATTATATAAATATAATGACGCAAAAACCAAAAACTATAAAAAAATACCAAAAGGCAAAGTGTAGTCCATCCGCAGAAGAAAAGGATTATACTTGTTATAGTGACAATGCGTTAAATAAAATGAAAACTTTATGGAATGCTCGTCATCCTGATGTAAAAATTACGTCCACGGAACCAAGAGACATATGGAATACCTTAAGAGATAATATGAGTAATGTTTGCAATGTGGAAACATGTTGGTTAAGACAGAATTTTATGAAAGACGATACAACAAAATCGCTTATGGCGTATACATTTGCTCCAGAATCACCTACTTCGTGGGAAAAAAATCCATACGAATGGTTAACAAGTTTGGATATCGAGCGAGTAATGAAACAATATGAAAAAAAATATAAATGTTTTGAATTTATTGGACCGTCTCCAATTGATTTTGATACACACAGGCTTTATGGTGAATGTATTTGGGAAGAATTATGTAAATTAAATTTAAAAAAACTTATAAAAAAAGGGAAAAATAAAATAGGTATTATTTTCAACTTAGACCCACATTATAAAGAAGGTTCACACTGGGTTTCAATGTTTATAAATATTAAAGAAGGATACATATTTTATTTTGATAGTAACGGTGACCCAATACCAGACGAAATTATGAAATTGGTTGATCGTGTTATTAAACAAGCAGAAGAAATCAATATTTCAATGAATTTTTATCAAAACCATCCATTTGAACATCAAAAAAGTAACACAGAGTGCGGTATGTTTTCACTTTATTTAATTATTACCTTATTACGAGATTGTAAAGGGTTTAAAGAATTTATGAACAAAAGAGTTCCTGATGCTAAAATGAAAAAATTAAGAAATGAATATTTTAATCGGTCCAATTGATATAAAAAATTAGAAATATAAAAATATAAAAATATAATTATTATATTTCTATATGAGTCACGAAAATTCATTTACAAATAAAGAAAACAAGGCATTATTATGGAATTTAATGTATGAATGTGGTGTCTTTAAAGGAATAGAATCACAATATTTACAGAATGTACAGAGAGATTTTGAAAAAAAAATAATCCAAATAACATCAAGCACGAGTTCACCAAATACATTAACTCAATTAAATAAACAGATAATTAGTGAAATGATGTTAGATTTAAATAAATACAGGGATTTGGTCCACACTGATAAAGAATCTTCAAAACAACTATCAATAGGTAAAAATATTGAACCAGTAACATCGCAAGAAGTATCGGATAGAAAAATTCAACACTTTAATAATAATTTGGAGAAAAAACAAAATGAATTTGATGAACTATTGAAAAAAAAACAGCCGGATGAAATTGATTTTTCGGATGATTTAGATAAGCCCATTGGTGGTGAAATAAATACAATGTTAGAGGCTGCATTATCAAAAAGAGAGAATGAATTAAATATTGTGTTAGATAAACAAAATACAAAAGTAGCGGAGGAATGGATAAATAAAGATAATGATGATAAAGAAAAAACCGTGAGATTTAATGAAACACCTAAGAAAGAACCAGTTGATCAGTTTTTATCGAAACTTAAAACTATTCCAAAATCGGATGATTTGATGGAATTTCAAGCTAACGATATTTTGAATATTAAAAACGAAATAAAAAAAACTAATCTTAAATTAGAACTAATTGAAACATTACAAAGAGAGATATTAGAATTATTACGCACGTAAAGTTTTATTTTGTGTTTTATTTTGTTGTGTTTTATTCTATAAACAAGTCTTCAACTTGGGGATTACGGAGGCGGTAGAGGAGGTCCTTTTCTTCTTCTTCTGGAATTGAATCAAGTGATTCTCTGCGACTATTTACCTCACTTGATACAGTAATGTTGGGCATATTATTTTCTTCAGACAATTGTTTATTTGAAATCACATGTATTAACAATTGTGTGAGATGGTCTATTTTTTCGCTCATTTCTTCTATTTTTTTGTTGGTTTCTTCAATTACAATATCATGCATATTAGCAAAGTCAGTAGACAACTTTTCTATACGTTTATCGGTGGATTCCTTTAATGCAAACAAGAGCGCATTTGTATTAGTATGACAATTGCATTGGTTAGCCATAATTGAAGGATTTTGTCTTTGGTATGCTCTTGGTGGTTGGAAATGTCTAATATATAATTTTAAAAACTATTTCAATTTTATGTGTTATACCTACCGGAAAGAAAATTTAAAGAAAATTTAAACAAAATTGAAATAGTTTTTTTATTACAATAATTAACATCACCTTTATTATAACGTTCTTTACTAAAATCGATTGAATATCATCATCATGTTTGTAACACAAGACGACATTAATGAATTAGAAAAGCATGGGATTGAAACAAAAACCTCTATTCCTGCGTTTATCAGTGAGCTTTGCAAATATTTCAATTCAGTATGGCTTGAAGAATACCGATTTAAAGACAAGATTGATTCTTTAGAACAATTAAATACAAAATATTTACATAATTATCCAAGTAATCAAGGATATCGTATTTTGGATGAGTCATTTACGGGTCCAGATGCGCCAATTGATATTCTTTCAACAACATCAAAAAATCTACTGGGGTATTTTTATGGAATTCATTTACATGATTAAGTAAAAATAGACAAAGAAATATATTTAATTTATATAGTAATGAACCAAGACTTACGAATAAAAGCAGTTGATGTTTGTTGTGGTTTAGCGTGGGGTGATGAAGCAAAAGGTAAAATTGTATCGCAACTAAGTAAAAATGGCGATTATGATTTTGTATGTCGTTGGTCTGGAGGAAATAACGCAGGACATACAGTGTTTGTTGATGGGAAAAAATACAAAACTCACCTAATTCCTTCGGGAATTTTTTTTGGTATTAAATCAATTATTGGACCAGGGTGTGTCGTGAATATTAAAGCATTTGAAAAAGAAATAAATTATTTGAAGGACAGTGGGTTTAATACAAATTTAATTAAAGTTTCCAAAAAAGCCCATGTTATTTTACAAGAGCATATTGAAGAAGATATTAATAAATATAAAGATCGTCTAGGAACTACAGCGAGTGGCATTGCACCATGTTACAGAGCAAAATACGGACGCACTGGAAAAAGAGTTGAAGATTATATGGATTATTTTAGTGAATTTATTTGGGACGAACAATTATACGGAAACATTTTATGCGAGGGAGCACAAGGATTTTGGTTAGATATTAATTACGGTAATTATCCATATATTACGAGCAGTACCACCTTACCATATGATGCGTGTAGTCTGGGTTTTCCTCCACAATTAATTAGAAATATCTATGGAGCTGCCAAAATATATGATACGCGAGCAGGATTGGATCCGGATTTTCCCAATGATTTATTAAATAATGAAGAATTATTGAAAATAGGAGATATTGGCGAAGAGTATGGTACAACGACCGGTAGGAGAAGAATAGTCAATTATTTAAACTTGGATCTTTTGATTAAAGCAGTAAATATATCAGGAACAACACATATAATTATATCCAAGGTAGATGTATTGGAAAAAGCAAAAGTATATAAATATTATCATAAAAATAAATTAAATTCGTGTTTATCGTTGGAGAATTTAATGTTTACTATTCGTAAAATATTACTAGATAGTTGTTTACTAGTAAAATGTATTAATTTTTCTGATAATCCAGAAACTATTTAATTCACAATAAGGTTGTTACTGATAATAAATGTTTTTTGCCGATAATAAATATATGAAAATAGATTAAAGAAAAGACAACTATAATTTTATTATCATAATGAATAAGGCAATCGGTATTGATTTGGGAACTACATATAGCGCCGTAGGTGTTTGGCAAAATGGCAATATTGAAATTATTGCAAACGACCAAGGAAATCGGACAATGCCATCTTATGTAGCTTTCACAGATACTGAACGACTTATTGGTGAATCCGCGAAAAATCAGGCGTCTCTCAACGCAACAAATACGGTTTTTGATGCGAAGCGACTGATTGGTAGAAAAATCACCGATAGTGCGATTCAGGAGGATATTAAACATTGGCCATTTAAAGTAGTTGGAGGGGATGATGGTAAGCCGTTGATTAATGTTGATTATAAAAACGAGAACAAAACATTTCATCCAGAAGAGATTTCCTCTATGATTTTGGTCAAACTAAAAGAGATTGCAGATGCGTATTTGGGTGGAGGAGTTAAAGATGCGGTTATTACTGTGCCAGCATATTTTAATGATTCGCAACGTCAAGCAACGCGAGATGCCGGAACAATTGCAGGACTGAATGTTATGCGAATAATCAATGAACCCACTGCTGCTGCAATTGCGTATGGTCTAGACAAGGGAAGCAAAGGAGAACAGAATGTGCTTATTTTTGATTTGGGAGGAGGAACATTTGATGTTTCATTGCTTTCTATTGAGGATGGGATTTTTGAGGTAAAGGCCACTGCTGGTGATACCCATTTAGGTGGCGAAGATTTTGATTCGCGCATGGTAAATCATTTGGTTACTGAATTTAAGCGGAAACATAAACAAGATATTAGTAATAATAAAAAAGCAATGCGGCGTTTGCGGACAGCGTGTGAACGAGCGAAACGAACACTTTCTTCTTCTACTAATGCAAATATAGAAATAGATTCTTTGTGTGATGGTGTCGATTTCTATACAACAATATCTCGTGCAAAGTTTGAGGCTCTATGTGACGACCTATTTAGGGGGTGCTTGGACCCAGTTGAAAAAGTTCTAAGGGATGCAAAAATGGATAAAAATAGTATTAATGAAATTGTTTTAGTTGGAGGGTCAACGCGAATTCCTAAAATTCAAAGTTTAATTAGTGGTTTTTTTAATGGTAAGGAATTGAATAAAACAATTAATCCGGATGAGGCAGTAGCTTATGGTGCAGCGGTCCAAGCGTCTATTTTGGCGGGACATAGTGACGCAAAAACCGACGAATTGCTACTCATTGATGTTGCTCCACTATCTTTGGGATTAGAAACAGCTGGCGGGGTAATGACCAGATTGATTACGCGAAATACTACCATCCCTTCAAAACAAACACAGGTATTTTCTACATATGCTGATAATCAACCGGGTGTTCTAATTCAGGTATTTGAGGGCGAGCGGGCAATGACAAAAGATAATAATATGCTGGGTAAGTTTGAGTTATCGGGAATTCCACCTGCTCCTCGTGGCGTTCCACAGATTGAGGTTACTTTTGATGTAAATGCTGATGGTATTTTAAACGTGTCAGCCCAGGATAAATCAACTGGAAAGGTAAATAATATTACTATTACGAACGACAAGGGAAGACTTTCACAGGAAGATATTGAGAAGATGGTTAATGACGCCGAGAAATATAAAGATGAAGACGAAATAAATAAAAAGAGGATTGAATCAAAGAACGGTCTAGAGAGTTATATGTATGGAGTAAAACAGTCTATGGATGATGAAAAAGTAAAAGAGAAACTAAATGAAGATGATATAGATGGTGTTAATAGCAAAATTACGAATTGTATGGAATGGTTAGATTCTCATCAAGAGGAGGATGCTGATACATATGAATCAAAGAAAAAAGAACTGGAACAGCATTGTTCTAGTATTATGAGTAAGATTTATGGGGAGGGCGCAGGTATGCCCAATGAAATGCCAACAAGCACACAAGAACCAGTAGTTGACGAGGTGGATTAAATAATTATGGAAGCAACTTTCGATTTTTAAGCAACTTTCGATTATTATTAATTTTATAAAAGATGAAAATAATAATAAAAGATGAAAATAATAATAAAAGATGAAAATAATAATTCCTATCATGTTATAACACGTAGTTATAATTTTTCAAATTTATAAACAGCATTTTTGCCTGTTCCAGTAATAATTAATTTTCCTACCTGAACCGGTTGTCCGCGTTTATAACTATCTAAGTCGTAAACCTCATTCGTCGTTTTATTAAGAGCATATTTAATGCCTTCGATAGTAACCTCAACCCCCTTCCACATAATTTCTTTTTTATTGTATTGGGCGACAGTGTCTGATTCTTCATTGGCAATAGAAGGTTCAAATGAAAATTTATTGGGGTCCACAGAACCAAATGAGAAACATTGTAGTTGTTCTTTTGAACCGGCGCTTGAATGTAAAGAACAATCAATTGATGCTTCTTTTACAGCCTGTAAAATTTTGCTCGTAACTTCTTCTTTGAGTGTGGCTATTTCATATAATGCCTCGTCACTAGTAATAGGTGTTAAATTATCAATTTTGCTTTTATCTTTAAGACGCATTTCAATCGATTTATCACTATCTAATTGGGATTTGGTAAATGTCATTAAATATAAGAAAACTTCAACAGTGCGCAATTCTTCGGGAAGATCTTGATGACTACAAATACGTCTTGCACGACCAATTACTTGTTCAATGCGAACTGGGTGCCAATAAGGCTCTGTAATATGAACATATCTTACATTACGCAATGAAATACCCTCGGCACCCGAAGCAGTAATCATAAGTAATTTAATAACCTCTCCAAATATATTATTACTTGAGATTTCGTTAAGTTCTGCAGCCAAACTACTGGGAATATATTTCCAAGTTCCATTAAAAATATTACGGATAATCTCCTTTTCTTGAGGAGTTTCACTGCCAGTATATAGGGCAAATGTCGGTTTACCTTTATCTTCGGGAGAAATATCGAGCGTCCAATTATTATTGACCTGTTTAATTTTAAATTGTGTAAATCCGTTGGCTTCAAAAATGAGCTTTAAAATACCAATGCCCTCCAAAGTTCTAAATTGACTATAAATAAGATGGAGGCCTTGATGCTCTTCATCTTTAACATTTTCAAGAATATTCAAGAATTTAGGACTGTAAATTTCAAGTGCCTCGGGAGAAAGATACAGTTCTTTTTTTTCAGTCAACATGGCCAAAGCAGATTTAATTCTTTGTTCATATGATTTTGTTTCTTTATCATCTATCCCTTCAAGAGCAACAATATCATCCGCTTCATATCGCCCATCAATATTTTCTATTTTTTGTTGAGCACTCACAGCGTCTAAAATATCTTCATCAGCGGTTGATTTGAGAACAGCTGCTTCAATGTCCCCATCGCCGGGTAAAGGTCTCTTGATGTCTGGCCGTGGGAAAACAAAGTTACAGAACGCACGCGAAAAAATACGATAAGTTGAAACTGTGTCATCAAACAATCCTTCTTTAGAAGTGGCTTTCTTTTTTCTTTTTTGCGCATTTCTAAGCTCTAGTTTTCTTTCCTGAACTCTGGCTTCTTCATACACGCCAAATTGGAAATCGCTCATAGGAATTTTAACTATATGAAAATCCTTGCTTTTTTGAAAAGAAGGCATAAGTGTTTCTTGCGCACTGCGGAAATATGATACAAGACCTAAAATTCGGCGTTTAAAAAGGTTCATATTTTTAACTTCGTTTGATTCATCAATAAAGTAAGCTTTAAAATCGTCTAATTTATCTGGAAGAGCCTTAAATGATTCCACGCGTATTCCGCCAGGATTAACATTAATTTCATTTTTGCCTAATATGCGTGTAATGTTTTTGATAAATTCTTCATCGTTCATCAATCCGCGTTCGCCTAAACGCACACCTTCATATTTATTCTTTAAAGTTTTGTTTACAAACCCAAAAGGATTTCTGGTAATGACTAGAGTAGTTGATGTTGGATTATACTCTAAATAATCAAGGACATTTCCTCCTAAAATCGTGCTCTTAAAAATATCTCTGAAAAATTCTTTTGATACTTTGCGTTCACGATTAATATTAAGTTTAAAATACCAGGTTTTAATTTTACCGCGTAAAATATTAAACATAATAGCAATTTCGTTTGGATAATTAATAATAGGTGTTCCTGTTAATAAAATAATTTTGACATTTTCCGCATTCATTAAATATTCATATAGTTTTCCAGAAAGAGTGTCTTTCTTATTAAGCTTGTTAACAATTCTACTAACAAAGTTGTGGGCTTCATCAATAATAATTACAGCATTATCAAATGGATTTTTAGTATAATTAGATGTTAAAGCACGAAGATGACTTTTACGCAATCCATTGTAAGAAATAAATTTATATTTATATTTAATCATTTCATCTAATTGTTTATCAAGTGTTTCTTTTTGAATTGAATTAAGCGTTTCAAAGTTTGATTCTTTACTCATATTGACTAACCAAGCACCGCCTTGTTTTTTAATAAATTCAACAGATAAAGATAAAATATTTGAAAGAGGTTCTACATATTCATCGTGTTCTTTGGTACTAACAAATTCCCAAAACTGGTTTTTTCGATATAATGAATCGCCGCATTTTTTTAGTTCTTCATAATAGTTTGTTCGCAAAGACGCTGGTGTCATAACAATAATCTGTTTGTCTGACTTCATGCCTTCTGCAATAGCAATCGAAGAACACGTTTTACCTGATCCCAATCCGTGATATAAAAGAATACCTCTGTAAGGAGTATATAAATTAATATAATCGCGAACTATTTTTTGATGTGCCATAGGAACAAATTCAGCATTTTCATCTCTTTCACATGAAGCTGACTTGGCACCTTCCATCAATTCTTGTTTATATGGACCGAATAAAGAAGACATGAAATTAATAAATATTTCCCTGTTGTTCATGTAATATGAAGACGCCTTGATTAATGATTTTGGTTTACTATCTTTAATGCGTTTATTTATTGGTTCGTCTTTAATTACCAACATAGAGGCAGGACCTTCCAATATAATACCAATGGGTTGTTTTGTGCGGCGTTTTTTGACTTCTTTCGCGACATCTACAGCATCAACATCTGCCGCGACCGCCACATCACCAACAACTGACGCAACATCTAACGCAACATCTGATGCAACCACCGCAACATCCCGTGCGAGTTTATCAACTAATTTAAGTTTTCGAATTTTTTTTGCTTTAGGTTTCGGAATCTGGACTTGTATTTCAGTTTCAACCTCAGGTATAGCAGATAGAATAATTTGTTTTTCTTTAACATTACTTTCAACCGCAAGTTTAGGACGGATCGATGTAAGAAAGGCGTTTCTATCAATGGTAAATAGTTTGGTTTTATCTTTTATTTGTGTTTTTATATTTATATCTGTCTGTAGCGCGGGTTCGGGAATATTAATTTCTATATTTTCACGCTGTATTGGCTGATTTTTTATTTTGAGTTTGGCTAAAAGAGCAGCAGACATCTATAAAATAAATGTATAAAATATTTTTATCCTTTTATCCTTTTATCTTTTTTATACATTTATTATCCATTAATATAAATCTAATAGTAAAAATATTATTTAGAAATTGTTGAAATTGCCATTTCACACGCAAGTTGTTCCGCCTTCTTCTTTATTCTATGGATACCATTACCGAGAAATATCAAGACTGACGCTCCACCAGCAATGGTACTTTGAATTGATTCAAAACTTCCATAATAGGAATAAGGTGTCGCATCTTTGAAATTATATGTATGAATAGGTTTACCAACACATAAATATACTCCCATTTCATAACCCGCTTCTGTATCATAAGACATTTCTAGATAATCGGGAGTTACCTTAAATTCTTTCTGAATTTTAACTTGTAGTATATTTTTATAATTATCATCTGTTTTAATTAGTTTAATCCAGTCAACGTGTTGTTCAAGTATATTTTCAACAAATATTTGAGCCATCTGAAACCCAGGCCCAGTAACAAAAATATTTTGAAACCATCCGTGCTCATCTTCGACAGAAATTTTATTAAAATCCAAAAAAAGCGCACCTAAAAAAGCCTCAAACAAGCAACCAAGTTTTTTCAAGTTGGTGCGTGTATTCTTTTCCTCGGCATGTTTAGACATAATTATCCATTTATGTATCTTCATTTCATAAGCAAGACGACCAATGTGTTCATTTTTAACAATAGCAATTTTCTTTTCAGTCATAAATCCTTCGTCCGCCTTTGGAAATCGGCGATATAAATAATATTTAGTGATAAGTTCCAAAACCCCATCGCCAATAAATTCTAGACGTTCGTTAGATTTTGTTTTTAGTGGAATACAATCTGGTGGACAATCAACAATAGTTATATTTGCCTCTGAGTTTTCGATTGCGGGTCGTTTAGTATATGAGCGATGTACAAATGCTCTCTGATATAACGCAATATTGTTTACTTTAGCATCAATACCATATCGTTTTAGAATAGATTGAACATCGTTCAATGTAATCTCCTTATTTTCTTTGTTAAACGGATTGAATTCTAATCCTTCCTTGCCATTTGAAACATCTCCGTCCTGAATAATAGATTTTATATTTTCTGTTTCAGTTGCCATCATTTAGAATTATCGGTTATTTCTATATATTAATTACGAATTAAATTTAAGTCATTTTACAATATACTATATTGAAAATTATACTATATTGAAAATTATACTATATTGAAAATTATACTATATTGAAAATTATACTATATTGAAAATTATACTATATTGAAAATTATACTATAAATTAAAAAATAAAATATGTAAGTTATATATAATAATGGTATTGAGTGGAGGAAAAGGAACGCATAATGCTTCTCGTTCGAATCAGACTAGTCATTTTGGTGATATGGGTGGTACTCCAAGAATGACTGGACATAAGGCATCAATCTTACATCGCCTCCAAAGAAACACAGGAACCCCAATTCCTACTGGCGCTGCTGCTGGTCGTGCTTTCATGGCTAGTCGCGGTCTGCTTTCGGTCAATCCTCAGGGTTCGGGTGGTGTTGGAAGAACCCGGGGAAGAACTGTTATGTTTAACTGGTAATTGACATAATAACAATTTTATATAGTTTATTTTATATCTTTACTATATAAAATGCCACAAAGAAATGGACCAAGAAGTTCAAGAGGTAGATCGGCGGTTGCACGCAAGGTACAATTTTCAGGACCAGGAAAAACCGATGGTATGTTTCCACAAACAGCCGTAAGAGATAACGCGGGAAATATTATTGGAGGAGGTTATTTTGGTGGCAATAAGAAAGGCGGTGCGGCTCCTTCAGCAACTGGTTTTATGATTCCTTCTGGGAGACGAAATCTGATAGCAACACCGGCTACAAACCGTAATTATTTATTTACATTTAAAACTAATCCTGGGAGAAACCTATCCTGACATGGACCTCATGCTTAATTAAATATTTAATTAAATAAATAATTTAATGAGTTATAGTGTTTAATAAGTATATTATTTTTAATGCTTATTAAACTTGATTATAGAGAGACAGATTTACAGGTAGCGTGTGTACAATTATTATCAAAACATTTTAAGTCAGAACTTACTATTAAAAATGAAAACTTACCGTTGGGGGATATCATTTTGTATGATGAAAAAAAGGAAAAGGAATTAGTAATTATAGAGAGAAAAACCCTGAAAGATTTAGCGGCAAGTATAAGAGATGGTAGATATGCCGAACAAGGATTTCGTTTAAACGAATGTGATATGCACAACCATAATGTAATTTATCTTATAGAAGGAGACTTGCAAAGATATGTGCCTTATAAAACAAATGTGGATAAAAAAGCCTTAATATCTTCTATGGTTTCTATCAACTATTTTAAGGGATTTTCTCTCCACAGAACTTTAGATATCCAAGAATCAGCAGAGTGGATTATTCAAATGGCTGATAAGTTGGCAAGAACTGATAAGGATTCATATTATACAGGTGGAAAGGAAACACAAAATGTTCAATATAGTGAAGTAAGTAAAAGGGTTAAGAAGGATAATATTACCCCCATGAACATTGGAGAGATAATGCTTTCGCAAATTCCAGGCGTAAGTATTAACACTGCTCGAGTGATAATAAGTGAATTTAAAACCGTGAAAAACTTAATATTAGAATTGGAAAAAAACAATAACGTTTTAAAAGATTTAACCATTGAAACAAAGACGGGTTCAAAAAGGAAGCTTTCAAAAACGAGTATTATAAATATATATAATTTTTTAATTCATGGTAAAGAACAAACGATTTCGGTTAATACAGAATGAATAAATTTCACCATATATAATATATTACATGTTTGATAAAATGAATAAAAACGATATAATGTATTATTTAGGACTTGTCGTAACAGTTTGTTTATTTGTTTATATCGTAATGAAATGTATGACGTTACAGATGAATATTATTGAAGGTGCCGTTGGTGGACGTAGCACAACAACTGACAAGACTGACGATAGTTCGGCAGATGACACAACAAAAAAATCCAGTAGTATAAGTGGATGGTTTAGTAAAGAAATTAAAAAAAAAACACCTTCAACAAACACAACCAGTAATGGAACAGATAAAACCAATATTTCATCAGCGGTTAAAAGTAACACGCATACGATTGAAGACCGATTGTTGATTTCTAAATATAGAAACTCATATGAACAAACTATTATTAATTTAGAGAGCAATGTGAGTTTTGCTTTATTATCTGCGGTAGTTAATAACGCTGAATCAATATCTAAAAATCCTACAAGCACAGATTCACAGACGATGATTAGTAATATTAATAATTTGAAAACATTTCGTTCAACATTAAATGATGCAATGAAAGTTTTAGATTCAAAATAAAAAAAAACTACATAAATTATATTTGTTTTTATTTTTACCTATATAAAGTTAATAAATGAGTATACCTTTTCAAATTTATCGGGCGACCAATATTATACCCAACTTTGCTTTGTCAACGGAGGAAATTCGGATTTAAACGCAGAATTATCTATCTCAACTGGAGTTTTCGCACCTTTTTCAATGGCTTTCTTATAAGCGAACCACTTTGGCGGTTCAATTATCCATTTTTGGGTTTTTATATTAATTAATCCCGAAACATCAAAATCAAATAATTTATATTGTCCGTCAATATCACTTATACCAACATTGTCTAACTTCCAATCTATATACATAAATCCTAACTTTTGTAAATATGTTTTTACTTCTTTCATTTCTTTCTCAACCTTACCCATATCTTCTTCCTCTATATCAGTATTCAATAATTCCATATCAATATAATCGTCACCAATATTGTATATTTTTACTATATTTTTATGAGGATGGTTCATTATGAATTTACATAACTCTATCTCTTTTTTACTGTCTGTCATTTTTCTAAAGAAATCTTTACCTTTATATAGTCTGTCCGCGTCTAAAGTAAATTCACCATTCAGACCGTAAGTAATCATTGTGCCTGATATTTATTTCTTGTTTTTTATTTCTTGTTTTTTATTTCTTGTTTTTTTATATGTTTTTGAAAACAACTTTCAGTTAATGTCTGATAGTCAAATTGATGATTTGTGATGACCTATTACAAAATACAAAAAAGTATTTCAATTTTACTATATTAACCAACCCACAATTTTACATTATCGTCTTTGTAGAAACCAGAGTCAATTAAACGCTGTGTGTATTTGCGCCCACCCCAGTTTGAATCCATAGGATTTGGGCTTATTCCGTCTTGATTTTCATTGTACATTTTGTCGAGAGGGGTTTTCAATCCAATATATTGATTATCTTTATCATACGAAGGATAACTATTTTTATTATAAGGAGGGTCGTTTCTTCCAGCATCAATTAATTTTTGCACAGGGTCAGTAACAATCTGTCCAGAAGGCATCATTTGAACGTCTTGTAGACCACCTTGTAAATTGGTTGGACTTGGACGCGCTTTATAAACAGCGTTTCCCTGTGCGTCATAAGATTGTTGTAAATATAAAATAGGACAACGAATACCTTGACTGCGTTGCCATTCGGTGAATTCTACATAGTCATCTAAATTTTTAAATTCCAATGGATTAACACCGGGTATTTTAGCCAGTTTAGAATTATGAAGATAATAGTTGCTACCTTTTTGTATTAATACGTCGGGACAACGATCGCGGATATTGCTTATACCCTCAAAACCCTCAAAACCTTCTGGCCCTCCATACTTACATGTAAAATATAATCCTATTAAAAATACTGATGCTATAATCGCAAGTTTATACATATATAGTGAGTGTAGAAAATTTAATATATATTATTGTCTAAATAATATATATAGATTTAGATAATGAAATTTATTAGTATTCAACCCGGAGATGGAAATATCTTTGATAAAGTAATCACAGAACGACCATCATTTGTGAAGTTTTATCATCCTATGTGCGCACATTGTAATTATATGCAAGAGGCTTGGAATAAATTAAAAACAAATCATAAATTGTTAAGTAAAGATATTAACATTATTGAAGTTCATTCGGGAGAGAATTCCAATATTAAATCCAGTGTCGCTAGAATCGCGGAAAATCAAGGGGTTCCATTTATTTTAATGGTTAACAAAAATGGAAAACCTGGTGAAAAATATAGCGGTGATAGGAGTGAAGATAGTATGACCGAATTCATTTTAAGAAATGTAAAGAAACACACCAAGAAGGTAAAGAAACACACCAAGAAGGTAAAGAAACACACCAAGAATGTAAAGAAATACACCAAGAATGTAAAGAAACACACCAAGAATGTAAAGAAACACACCAAGAATGTAAAAAGGTAAGAACGTTTACACCAATGAAGATTTAAATATTAAAGGCAATAATTAATTATATAATAAAATCTTATAATTTACCGACTAAATAAAAACCCACCAGTAGCTATCATAATAAATCCTATTATGTGTTTAATTGTTATTTTCTCTCCCAGTAATAAATAAAATCCGACAGCACTCACTCCAATATCTATAATATAACTGCTTAATGTAGTTTTATATAAACCATGATGTTTCAGCAAATAAACTCCAAAT